AAGCGTTTTAACGATCAATTTCCTCTGATTACCTCTAATCTTTGGGCTGCTGTTCGTTCTGATGGCAAATTGATGGGCACTGTCCTTGCTTTAAATGAAACGTCAGCTATGTGTCCTTTGCATGTTGCTTTATCCATTGCTAATAAAGGTTGTTCCCTTAAGAAGGATAACATCGTTTTACCTGTTACGCCTAACATTGATACCGAATCTTCGTATGTAATTGAAGCTGTTGGTGAAGATCTTGCATGTATTCATTTTTTGAATGAGAGGTTCCCAAAGTTTCGCTTACCAAGCGCTAGAGATATGTTTAAGAAATTCTCTTGTGTTGTTGGTCCTGTTCCCGCCACTTGTCGGTCTGTTTTTTGTTGTCGTGTTGCTGATGGCTCATTGCAAGTCGATGATTGTTCTATTTCTCTCGCGTCTGATTCCACTGATTATGTTCATGGTGGTCGTGAGTTTAGTGTTCCCAAAAACTCTTGCCGTACCTCTTCTTTTAACGGCTTTTCTGGCGCTTGTGGAGGTGTTTATTTGCATAACGGTGAATCTAATACTGATATGATTCTTGGCGTTCATGTTGCTTTCTTACCCATCAGTAAGGTTAGCGTTCTTCATACTGTTGATTCTCATCATATTTCTCGTATGAAGATGCTTTATCCTGGAACGTCGCATGTTTCTGAAGATGCTTCTCCATCTTTAGGTATCTCTTCTTTGTTTGGTGTTGCTTCTGCACGCACATCCACCCCTGTTGCTTTTCCTTCTAAAGGTAAACGTGGTGTTACTCTGTTTGATGACCAAACTGATTGTAAGTATATGATGGCTCATCTTCAACCTTTTGAGAAAGATGGTGCCGTTGTTCATCCTGTTGCTGTTACTTTGAATGCCATTGAAGAGAAAGCTCATGCTCCTCGCGCTGTTGGTAGATGTCTTACGAAAGCTATCAACCACCTCGTTCGTGTTTATAAGTTGATGCGTGATCCTGATCGTAAGTTGTTGCCTTTTTGTGAAGTGGTTTCTGCTGATTCTGGTTTGCCCCATATTGATCTTGATGCAGCTTCTGGTCATCCTTTTAATCAAATTGACTCTGGTAAACGTGTTTTCTTTGATATTAAAAAGAATCTGTTGCCTGAAGCTGATGAATTTTTGCAGTATTTTGAATTGCAACTCGTCCCAACCTCTTGGGTCACTATCGATTTTGCCGACCTTCCTGAAGTTGATGCAATATGTACCGGTTGCAACAAAGATGAGCCTCGTCCTGTTGAGAAGGCTCAAGCCGGTAAGACCCGCCTTTTCGCCGTTTGTCCTCTTCAAGAGTTCATTCTCCAACGTAAGTATTTTTTGGAGTTTGCCAAATTGCTCACTGATTGTAACCTTGCTACTTATTCTGCTCTCGGTTTGAGTCCTTCTGATTATGGTGCCATTCATATGAGTAGTCGCCGTGGTCGTAAAGTTATGACTGGTGATTATAGTCGATTCGATCAATCCTTTAATCGTCGTGTTCTTCGTGCGGTGACTCGTGTCATTCTTGGCTGGTATGGTAATGTTCCTGGTGCTCCAACTCGTATCGTTGATCCTGATCTTCCTCCTCTTGATCACGATAACCTTATGCGTTATCGCTTGTTGGAGCGTTTATCTCATTTTAAAGTCCTCCTTTCTGAGGAAGTGGTTCAATTTGGTATCATGCACCCCAGTGGCTCTTTTAACGACGATTATAAATATCGTTGCCCAATCATTATTGTGGAGTGGTTTGTTTATTGAAACCATTGGTGATGATTTTGATGAGCATGCGAGCCTTGTGTTTCTTGGTGATGATTCTAAGGTGGATTGTGAAGAGATCTATTGTCC